CAGCACGCCGCCGATGGTCGCGGTAATGAAATCGCCCGGTTTTAAATCCGTGGTGAATAACGTACTGGTACCAACAACCGCCGTCGAATTGTTGGTCAGTTTAAGGGTTCCTGCGGACATAATGTCTCCTGATTACAGGCAATAAAAAACCCGCCGGAGCGGGGTTACTGGCTGTAAAAATTAATAGGTTCAGTCGTACATGGCTGTGTTAATGGCAGTGAGAGTTATACCGGTATTGCTTCCTCCTGCCGGGCTGCCCTGTCCGACCTGATTACCGACGGCATTTATACGGGTATTTACACCATCAAAGCGACAACCGGTATAGGCAGCAATGCTGATAATGACCGGCTGCCCCTGGACCATAATCTGCCATAAGGACATTCCCAGGGTCGCGGGAGCGACCGCCCACGAGCCGGCCAGCGTCTGGTCGATATTTTTCCCCCCGCCGGCGCCCGCCGTGCCGACCGTCACTAAATCAGACAGCACCCGGCTTTCATTGGTCAGCACCAGTTTCCCGGCGGCATCCCAGATGGCAAAGCCCCATGCAGGCAGCGTTTGAGGGAATATTGCAAAAACATATACAGTGAGTGTATGTGGGGTTTTTGCGGCCCCGACCGGCGTTGCGGAGGATGCTCTGATTACGCCTCCGGTTCTGGCAACGTTGGTATACGTTGGCGCGCTGGTATTTGATATGCGGCAGAATGCGATAGCCGGCCAGGAAGGATCTATCGGAATATCAGCGGACGCCACGCCATTGCCGTCAGAATTAACCACAACCTTGCGGTATAAACAAAACGGCGTTGACTCTGGCGTAACAAACGGATTGCCGTTATCCAGCAATATCATTGCTCCATAAGACATTTACGCTCTCTCCATAAACACGACCAGCTCACATGCAGAGGCGGGATAATTACCCACGCCAAGCTCGCTTGCGGGCAGAATGGTTATGGTGTTTCCGGAAGCCACAATACGGCGGCCCACCGTAGTTCCGCCGGTATCCAGAGACACCACAAAGCCCACCCTGAAACCGGCGGGAACCGGAAAGGACCATGCCCCGCTGTTCTGTCCGGACGCCAGGGGTATGACTCCGATAACTGACACCGGCTTAATTCCGTAGTTGTTGGGAATACCGTTGGCATCCCAGGTCTGAATCCCCCAGGCCATCAGAACACCCCCGTCAGATAACCAAACTGCACCCGCAACCTGTTTTGATCGCGAATACTGATCGTTGTGTTTGTCTGCTTCATTGCCCCTTCACCATTGCTGCCATAGTTTTCCAGCGTGCCGCCTTTATCCAGCCTCCAGCCTGCCGCACCTGGCTGATAGTTATTCGACTGAATGAAATTACCTATTTTGGCATTAGTGATTGTCCCGTCCTGGATGAAACCGGAACTGAGAAACACCTGGCCGTTAACGATGGCGAATGGCGAATACTGCACGCCTCCCTGCCCCGACAACATCACGAACTGATCGGCATTAATCGCCACTCGGGTTTTCACCCCCGAGCCATCCGCCATAACCGCTACTGATAACCCGGCGTCGTAATAGTTGCCGTTGTATTTCACGCCAGTGCGGAGGGTGTAAACCGCATTGGCACTGGCAACATCCGCGTAAGCTGTGTATTTCTCGTTAATGGCGGCTTCCTGCTGCCCGAACTTCGTGGCGACCTGTTGCTGATACTGGGCGAACGCCTGATCCGCGCTGGCCTGCGCGCTCTGAATGGTAGTTATGCTGCTGTGCACGCCTTTAAAATCCGCCGCTACTGACAGCCGGTATTCCGCGAACGCCTCATCTGCTGTTGCCTGTGCGGTTTTTACCTCACTGATTTCCGCAGCAGCATCGCCAAACTGAACGGCCACAAGCTCCTGGAACTGCGCAAACGCTTTTTCCGCATCGGCCTGGGTGATTTTTACCTGAGAGATTTCCGCACGCGCCAGCCCCAGCTGCTCATACTGGATTTGCGCGCCTTCCACCTGCGCCAGTGTGACCTGCATCTGTCCTGCCAGGGTGAAATCAATCTGCTCTGTCAGGCGCTTCCCGTCCTCTGACGTCAGCAGGTCTTTGGCAATATCTTCCAGATAATCGGCGGCCTGGTCGTTAGCCATGCCCCTGATCCAGTCGGTCCAGCCACTCTGATTACCGATGCGGTCAACAAGCCGTGCCCGGTACCAGAATTCCTGCCCCGCCCGTAACCCCATCTGCGTATAGGTGTGCTGCGGGTACGGAACACCCGAAAGCAGCATAGGATTATCACCGCCGCTGCTGAGCGCGTACTGGATTTCTGTCTGGAGCGTATCGCCGGTATCAGCAGGAAACGCCCAGTCCAGTTGGATCCCCCAGTTTATTGGCGTGGTGCGGAAACCAACCGGCTTAGGCACATCACCGATGCGGCCAGTGAGGTGCGTCAGTACAGAGGTGGTCCATAAACTCGAAGCGCCACCCGCATTAATGGCACGCACACGGACAAGGTAATCACCTTCATATATGCCCTGCACTTCAATATTGCGAAGGCCTGTTTCCGGCACGTTAATCCATTCGTTATCATCCCGTTTCCACTGCACGCGGTAGGCAATCACATCTGCCTGCGGTTTCCCGTTTTTATCCAGAGGCGGGCCCCATGATGCAACAAGAGTGGCCACGCGCTGCCCCTGGCGAACGGTGTCATAACTCGACACAGCAACAACGCCGGGCTGCGCCACCAGACCGGTAGGGATCAGGCTGATCGGAGGGATATCCAGCCGGGCGTTGTTGTCCACGGCATCATATTTTGATGCGTTGTATTCAGCGCCGGTGATGGTGAAGGTATTTTCTTCATCATTGAAGGCCAGGCTGGTTACACGAAAATACTGGAGGCGCAGCTGACCGGCATCGATGACAAATACCGCATTTGGAGCCGGCGCGGCTCCAAAGGGCGTGGCTATAATAAGCTGCGTGCCGTTTACTGCCTGGATAATACGGCTTTCAACAGTTCCGCCCTGCGTCCGGATCAACAGTGTATCGCCAGCGACGGCGCTGGTGCCACGGTCGACAATAACTGCTTTTGTCGATGGGTTGTAATCCGTAATACGCCCGCCGTAAACCCGCCCGGAAAGGCGTTCGTCAGCGAAGGCGAATACGGTACCCGGAACACAAGCAAAACCATCAAGCCCGGTTTGAAGCGTAATGATGCGGTCGAGCGAGTTGGAATACACCGCCCATCCGCCGCGGCGCTGCGCCTCGCTTTCGCGCGTACAACCAATGGCGGTGATCTGAGTCTGCTTAAATTTGAACTGCTTCACCAGTTCCGGAAACATCACGGCTGTGGTGCGGTCCTGATAATGATTTCCCGGGTCGCTGAAATTTATCAGAGCCGAGCTGTAGCGGTTCTTTTCGCTTCCGCTTGAATAGACCGGCTTTCCCACCACTGAGGCGCGGGTGAGGATCTGGAGTCTGGATGTATCGGCGGGCATATCTGACACAACGTTGAACATATTGTTGCCCCAGAAGGTCATGCCATTAAATCCGGCGGCAATATCCTTAATCACCTGCCATGCATCAGCCTGAGCCTGAATGTATACGTCAAACATAAAGCGCGGCTCGGTACCGCTTCCGCCATGGCCATCCGGTACGCGCTGGTCACAGCGCTGCGCAATCCGGTAGAGCTCCCATTTATCCAGCATCGCAGGCGTAACCCGACGACCCAGCCCGAAGCGCGGCTCTGTCAGGACATCGAACCAGATCCACGCCGGGTTGTTTGTCCAGCCCCATTTAAACGTCCCGTCCCATATGCCACCATAGGTCCGCGCTATGGGATCGTAGTTCGAGGGAATGCGGATAATGCGCCCTTTCGGTTTGCATGAAATCTTTGGAATGTTGCTGAATGCCTTTGCATTAAACGACACGTAAAGCAACGCAGTGTGCGGATAACGCAGACGGGCATCGATAACTTCGGTTATGCCCTGAATCTGCGTCTTGTTCTGGAGCATCTGGCTGGTGCTGTCCGCAGTGTCACGAACCACGCGGAGTTGCCAGCCGGCACCGGCTTTCGGCAGGTTAATACGGTGCGTCAGTTCGTACAGGGAACTGAGCTTTTCTGTCACGGTCCTGGTAAGAACGGTACTGTATGCGCCGCCGTCCACCGCCAGATCGATATGGTAGGAAACCGTCGAGCCAGCGATATCTCCGTTTTCCTGTTGCTCCATCAGGGCAGGTATTCCGACGCGTACAAGCACAGCATCAAGTTGAGTATTGCTGATAGCCCGAGTCCATGGTGCAGCTTTCGTCAGTGATACCCCTATACTGGTTTCATTTTCCACTGCGGGAAAGCCGGGGATCGGTGTCTGGGTTTGGGTGCCGGGGCGAAAATCCCATGAGACCCCTTCAAAATTCATTGAGCCGTCGGCGTTACCCAGCGGCGTACCGTCCAGGTAGATCTTTGTGGCATCCAGTCCACCCGCGAACTCACCTTCACCCAGCGCCAGTAAGATTCGGCAGCGCGCCATGGACTGGGCTGAATCCGGCTGTTCCACAGGTGTATGCTGTTTCTGACTGCCACCCTTTGCACCAGTGATTGTTGCCATATTGCGTCCATAAAAAAAGCACCCCGCGGATGCTTATTAGTGAAAATTTATCAGTCAGATATCTTCTGCGACAATGCCCGCACTGATTATGGCGCCGCCAATCTCCCGCTCGCCATAAAGCACTGCCACGGGGTTGCCCATGGCGAGAGAATTAACAGAACCTCCAAACGCATAGCTTGGTTTATTTTCAGGATCGTCACGTCCCTGCAGCCCCTTAGGCTGCGGGGAAAGCATCTGATAAATGCCCCCGGCCATCATGCCAATACCAGCAGAAATCATTGCTCCACCAACAGGAGCAGCCCAGCCGGCAGTGCCACCTGAAACGATAATCCCGGCGACCACCATTACGGCACCGAGTATGGTCTGGAATATTCCGGCCTTCTTGGCACCTTCCATCACCGGCGCGATACGAATATCGCTTTCACCGCCGAGGCTCTGGTAGTCTTCCATCCCGATATTCCGCTTCCCCCGGAACACGGCGAATACCATGCCGTTTTTTTTGGCATTCATCAGATATTCTTCAAGTCCGTCAAAATTAATGCAGAGGGCTTTAACCGCCTCCGCTGAGGTCTGGACCGCCATTTTATGAACGCGTCCGAAGCGGGCACCGAGTGCGCCATAAAGACGAATGGTTGTTAAACGCGCCATGGTTTGATCTCTTCAGGTAGGTTTTTATGGCGGACGCAAATCATCGTCCGGTCTTTAAAATACCCGCGGGCATAAGGGGTGATGGAGGAAGGCTGCCCGTAAAGGTGGTGAAGCAATTCACCTTCTTCAGTGATGATGCCTGCATGGTTCCACTTGGCTGATTCAACCTGCATGATGACCACGCAGCCCGGCGCCGGGTCGCATTCGATAAATCCCTCGCTTTCCCAGTTATCGAAATAGAGGTTGTCCGTGTACTGGCTTTCCCACCAGGGATAATCAACGCGAAAGTCGTTGAGCGTAATTCCCTGGGTTGCATGCCAGTCCATGATCAGCCCCCAGCAGTCGTGAGAGCCCAGAATAAACGGACGACCTACCAGCGGAATGGCATCAGGCATTATCTCGGCATATTCATCGCTGTCCGGTGCGTAGATACCCCACACCACACCAGACTGATTGCACTGCTGCCGATCAAGATCGGAAGGAATAGGCCGCGCACCATCACCGGGATGCGAGTGAATAACCCGCACGACAGTTCCGGTATCTTCTGCATTCGCCCAGTGCTCCCCATCGATACGGAAATGCTCAGTCGGGTTCTCGTGACTGTTTGGTACGGGCAGGTAGCGCTGACGCCTGCCGTTCTGAATAACGAAGCCGCAGGCCTCGCGCGGCGATTCCGCCACAGCATGCGCGCGGATCGCCTTCATGATAGTTTTATTCACAGGAATATCCGTTTATCGGTTGAAAAGTACAGTGGCCGGAAAGCCGCCAAAATCAAGAACGGCGGTATTTGGCTCCGCAAGGCCAGCGCCAAAACGCTTCCGGCAATCGCTCATACAACCGCCACAAACGTCGAGGGCTGGATCACCTACCGGGTTGCCTTTGGCATCGAAATACGCCGTACCGTTGTAGGTGCAGCCGTCGCCGCTACGGTACTGCCCGCGTAACGCCCATTCACACAGCGAGGTAATTTGCCGCGTTGGGATCACAAGGTTCTGCAGGTCTGCCGGGCTGCTCATGGTCCACGTGATTACTTCATCATCCTCACTGGTTTTCGTGTCCAGCCAGAAGGTCTGAAGCGAGAACATGGATGGGTCTGCGGTGGGATTAACACCGCCAGGAAAGTTCACGGCATCCAGGTAAACCGCATAGGTGTCGATAATGCTGACTTTCGCATTTACCATATCCTTGAACTGGAGGCAGAGTGCAGTAATGTGTCCGTCAAGATTCGACACGCTCAGTTTTGGCTCAGCCGCCTGGTCTGTCGAGAGTTCCATGTCTGTCATCTGAAATGGCCAGAACTCGTAAACCTTCCCGTCAAAAATAATCGGCTTTGGCCCGAGCTTGTTTTCGTCGCCTTTCGCGGCATCTATTTCATCTGGTGTATGGGGGAAAGGACTGTAATGGAAACGGTGAATGCCCCCACTGAATTCTGAAGCATCAACTTCAACCAGGCGGACCCTGCCACCCGGTGCCAGCATTGCCGCCTGATCGATGAGTGCCATTATGCGTATACCCCGTATGCCCGCCTGATGGTGAAAATCAGCTCGGCGGCATTGTTACTTAACTGGTTCTTTCGGATCGAATTGGCAACGACGCGATACAGTCCTTTCACTTCGCCTGGCGGGGTAATGATGAAGGCTTTCACCGTATGTGCCAGCAGGAATGCGCGGATTTCATTAACCTCTGCATCTTTGCCAACATGTATCATCGGCACCTGAATCGCCGTGGAGTTAATGCCATTCCCGGCGACCTGCTCATACCCATCGCCGAACCGGGCGGTTCGGATAGTCTGATCATACTCAATAGCCCCACCGCCCAGCTGGACGGGCCATTTATAGGTTTCTACGGCCATATTTGCCCCATAAAAAAACCCACTGTAAAGTGGGTTTAATATTTTGATAATTACTTAGGTATTCTACCGAAAATGCATTTGACGACGTATTCAAGCATTATTAAAAATCTGCCTGAACCAGTCACAAAAAGGAAAATAAACGTGAAAAGAATTGCCCCTTTAATTTTTGTCTTTTTATTGCCGTCAGTAGTCCATGCCGAGGTTATGGTAAAAAAAATTTGCGATATTGCTTTTGAGAATGTCAAAACTGGTGAATTATTGTCCGCATCGCCTAATGGTGCGGTGGTTAATGATATGGATAACATGTTTACTATTTATGCTAAATCTGGCAAATACTCGTACTCAAAGGTATCACCAGTATTAACTCAAAAAAGTGGCGTGGATGGGTTCCCTGAACATGGGGAATATACTGAGGACGGGGAACTCATGCGCCGCCTGGATGATGGTTCTGAGTTCTACGTCACCACTAAAAAATTTAGGATAGTGGCAATAAACTGCAAATGAGATGACCGCTAATTAAAGTGGTCTAAGCTATCTCCCCTTGACGAAGTTATAAATGAGTCCACCATTCTTAAGGTGCTTCTGCACGACAAGTGTGGCGGCATTCTGTAACTCTTCAGCGAGCGCCCTGCCCATAACATCACCTGAACTGGTGGTTTGAGCGGATGCATTGCCACCGGCCTCAACATGAACGGTTGTCTGTATTACAGGGGCAATTCCGGCCCCACCAGCGCCAGCCGCAAGCCCGTGCATCGGCGCCCTGCCGACATAACCTCCATCAGCATAGCCCTGTGCGGCACGCATAATGGCGTAGAGATTATCCACGCCCAGCGCTTTCGTGGCCTCCTTGGTAAAGACAAACTCACCGCCGTGTACCACGCCTTTAGGTTCAAATTTACCGCCATCTCCGGTATACCCGCCCTCGTCATACCCTGGCGGCCGGTAAGAAGGTACAGCGAACGACTGACCTGCTCCACCGCCTGAGGATGACGCGCTGCCGCTTATCCAGCCCATTGCCTGCTGCACGGCGTAAGCCACCAGCAACCTGTTTATGACTTCAGCGATCATCTTCATCATCGACGCGGCAAAGCTTTTGAAGCTGGCTTTTCCGGTTGTAACGAGGCTTGTCAGCATGTCCGAGATCCCACCGAGTGTTGACTGAGCAACACCCTGCATTGAGGCATAGACATTCGTTGCTGAGTCCAGGTATTCAGCCCAGCCCTTTTTAGCGCCAGCCTGCCAGTTGCTGCGCAGTTCATCCTCAGCGGCGTAATAATCCGTGGCGGCCCTGAGTTGCTGCCGGTAACCGTCATCGCTCAGGCTTCCACCAGAGTTAAGCCATCCGCTACGCAGTTGTGAAATTGCCGTCTCGCGAGTTGCCAGCCTGTCACTCATGGTTGAGCCTGTTTCAAGCGCAGCCTGCTTCTCTGCCATCTGCGTAACATATTTCTGCGCGGTATCCATGCGCTTGTTCAGTTGCTCCTGTGCAGTGATCTGGTCACCCAGCAGAGCTTTCTGCCGTGCCAGCTGCAGCACCTGATCCTTGCTCGCCAGCAGTGATTGCTCCTGCTTCGACAGTTGCCGTGTGCGTGCCGCTTCTTCCAGAACAGCAAACTGCGCCTCCGTTTTCCACAAATCCTTTCGCTGCTGGCTTATGACGTCGTTGATACCCTGATGCTGCTGCAGCACTCTTAACTGAGCCTGCAGCGCCAGCAGTTCCGCCTGCGCAGCATCTTCCGCGCGATCGCCAGCCGGAGCAGAATAGGCCTTACCTTTAGGCGTTTTGGGGTCTTTGAACTGATTATTGATATTCGCCAGACGTTTGTTGTACTCGGCGTCTGACATGGCAACATTGTTTTTCGGGTCCGCTGCATAGGCAGCATTCATACGAATGCGCTGCTTGTTTAATTCGGTAATAGCCTTTTCGCGTTTCTCCTGATTTGTTAAACCCTGATTTAGCCCGTGCTGAAGATCCTGAGCATCCTTCAGGTTTTGATTTCGCTGAGCCTGCATTTCACTTGTTGCTTTTGCTTGGGCGTTTTGAATATCACCCAAAAGCTCGAACGCACCAATTTGTGCATTTAGAGCGCCCAACTCCTGTTTCCATTGTTCTAATTTTCCGTTGTTTTGGTTATAGCCTGTTAGCTCAGAATTATTAATCTGAGCCTGAATACTGTCCCGACGATTCTGTAAGGATTTAAGGGTTTCATTCTGGGAAGGACCACGTCCAATTCCTTCAATAGCATCCCACATACCCTCAGCCATATCTTTCAAACCCTTGATAATGGTAGATACGGTGCTGAGTGACGCCTTCATGTTTTCAGCGGCTTTGTCCATGCTATCCGCTGCTAAATTATTAGCTTCCGCGAGTGCTTCAGTAAATCTCCCCTCTTCCTGTAGTGCGTGAATATGTTCATATTGAGCAGCGGTGAGAAAATGGTATTTCTCATTTAGTGCCAGAATACCCTTCGATGGATCGTTTGCGATGGCTGCAAAATCACTTGCTAGTTCACTAAGCGCGACGCCGGAAATTTCCGCAAAGTTAGATATCGAAACAGTGAGTTTATCGAAATTTATCCCCGCGGGTACGCTCGCATCTATTAAACTTGTGAGCGCCTCCGAAGCATTAGAATATGACACACCAGCCTGATGCGCTGCATCTACGGTGCTACGCAGTGAAACAGCGGTAAGACCCGAATACTGGTTTGTTAAAGCGAGAGACTTACTCAGTTGCTCTGACTGACTGGCCGATCTATATAAGTGATATGCCACCAGAGCACCAGCACCGGCAAGTCCAAGTAACCCAATTCTTGCAGGAGTCAGAATGCTGGCGAAACCTCGGGCATTCTCAGCATTCTCCGCAAGTGAGTTAGCATTTTCGGACAGAGATTCATCAGAATCTTTAGCTGCATCTTTTACACCAAACAACGCCTGCTTAATTGCTGCGAAAAGACCTGAGATCCCGCCAAACGAATCTGCAATCTGTCCGCCTTGTTGCATTAATACCAGCCAGACAGGCATCCCGCCAGCGATGGAAGTGGCGATATCGGTGAACTGTGCCGGTAACATGCGCAGCGCCTGCTGGTACTGCCCCGCACTCAGCGCACCTTTTTTAAACACCGTGTCCTGTTCACGCAGTCTGGCAATGAATGGTGCGGCCTGTTCTGACACGCCCAACTGCGCGGCTTTCATCTCCAGAATTTCGGCACGCGTCTTACCAATGGCGTCAGCCTGATCCTGAAGAGAGCCGATGAATGATTTCTGCGCGGCGGTGGCGCGCTGCGTTTCCTGCGCGAGCTTAATGCGCTCCTGGCCTTCAGCGGTTTCCGCCTCCATCACCTGAAAAAGTTTGTTGCGCGTGGTGTCCAATACGGCGTTGAAACGCCCGTAGTCATCATCCCCCAGCAGTCCTTTACCGCGAAAACCCGCCAGTGATTCCTGCAGCGTCTCCAGCTCGTTCATCGCCTTATTAACCGGGCTGATTTTGTTAAGCAGGTTCTGAAGTTCCTGTTGCTGCTCCTTCAGGCTGTCGGCGTTCTTTTTCTGACTGTCCACACCAGTGCGAAAAACACTGTTGAGATCGTCAGCTTTGTTAGCTGCACCAGCAGCGGTTTGCTGGAAATCTTCCAGCGCCTTATTTCCGCGCTCCAACTCAGATGTATTAACCCGAAGCGCAATAGTTGCAATATCGGACATGGTTTTCTCCGGGCAAAAAAAACCCTGCAATGGCAGGGTTCATATTAGCGGCGATTCAATTACTCATCGGCGTCACAAGTTTCTTGATATTTGAATACCGTTTCGTCGAGCTCATTTTGAAGAATATCTTTTGAAATAACGTTGTAAGTTACTCCTTTACTAAAAAATCCTTTTTCCTTCATCGCCAACATTAATATAAATTTTTTGTACCCCACATAGGCATTAAAAGAGTTTTTGGCATTCAACTGACCACAAACTGTAGCAAGTACACTCCCGTCCTGCTCTTCGTGTAACTCTGCAACACGTAAATTTTTAAACTTAGCGCTGTCAGGGTCTTTTAAACCTTCAACCATTTCTTTCTGAGCGAGATCTTTTGCTTTATCTTCACCCGGTTTACAGGCTGTAATAGCGAAAAAACTGAACAATATTAAAGCGATTCTTTTCACATTTTTATCCCCAGTGATAACCTCATACACATGCTATCAGGGGAGAGCCTCAGCGCAACGGAAGCGATCGATTATTTAAGCTCAAGGAATTCCTAGTTAAGGAAAACTGACGCAATGACTTTACTGCTTATGAATAACTCGCAGCGCTACTGATTCCATCACTCGAATATCGTTTAACGCGGTTGCCTCATCCTCCACACCGTGAAGCTTCATTAGCCAGGGCAGGACATTATAATCCAGCCCGGTAATGCCTCCCATGCCTGTTCGCCACTGCGTGCTGGCGGACTGGAAGGTCAGGAAAGCCGCCCACACATCGGGCCAGACTTCATGGGTCTGTTCTTCTTCTGTGTAGTCATCAGCACTCAGGCCGAATGCAGCAAGGTCTTCGGTGGAGGGTTCAGGCGTATAAAACGCCGAGGCAACCGCTATTAGTTTTTTTCTCGGTTCCCGGTCAGCTCGCGATAATATGTTTCGACGATCGCCTTCATGGCACCGGGATAGTTGTCCAGCAGCGTCTCCAGATTCTCCCGGCTGAATTCATCCGGCAGCGCCCAGGCTTCCGTGATTTCCAGCAGAAAATCGAGCGCAGTTTTGCCCTCGATAGTTTCCAGCGAGGCCAGTTCCTTGACCGGCTTATGTTTAAAAGTGAAAGTCAGCACGCCATCATCCTCCCCGGCGCGCGGGATAGTGACATCGGCTTTAAAGGTCGGTTTGGGCTGAAGCTGAAATTTTGCTGCCATGTATTCCTCGACAAAAGAAAAGCCCGTTGCCGGGCTCAGTATTAAGTGGACGGGGTTTCAGTCACTGCGTCTTTGTAGAACGTCATATCGCGTGACTGGATCGCAAATGCGGGCTGCACTGTTTCGACTGTGTTTGGCGCAGTGGTCGGCTGCGGGTCGAAAGAGGTCTGCCCTGACCAGTAGCGCATTTCTTTCGCCTTTGGCACGTACATACGCAGCGGCAGTATGTCGCCGGAGCGGTCAGCGGCTTTCAGAACATCATAGATTGGCAGCGTGGAATCATGCGCCATCGTAAAGGTCTGCGATTTGGCCGCCTTGTAGGTTGCCAGGTTGCGCTGGCGATCATCAGCAAGGAACTGGATTTGCGTGTACTGCTGATCGCCTCCGGACTGCGCCACTTCGGTGATTTGCGGGATTTCAGTCCATTCACTCACCTTGCGCAAAGAGCCACCGCCAGAGCCCGCCGGGAAGAAGTTGGTATCGGTACTGTTAATCACCCCGATTGTCACGCTGGTGGCTGTCTGCGCAGTCACGCGCGCCACCAGGTTATCAATCAGAGCCCAGCCGCTGGAAATCAGCACCACGTCGCCGACGGCAAGACCGTGACCGGTGGCAACAGTAAAGACGGCACCATTGGCATTCGATACAGCAGAAACCGCCACTGCTGCAGCGAGTTTCGAGCCGACAAATACCGTGGCACCATTAGGTAATGCGAAGCCCATAGGGATTCTCCGTAACAGGGATAAAAAAAACCGGCAGCGCCGGGGGGGGGGATATTCAGGCTGAGATATCAGCCCGGTAATTGATGCTGACGGGGATGGTGTAAGAAACGCCGTCCGCTACGCCGGGGAAAATTGCAGGTGGTGACGTCACCCAGGCGCTGAAGCCATCGCCGGTGACCTCCTTATTTTCCGTGAACAGCGCGGCAATGCGACGGGCAAGCAACCTTGCATGTGCTTTCCCGGATCCCGCGGGTGCCACAATATTTACCTGATACACACCAGGATAAACCCGGCACTCGCCAGCAAGGTCGATACTGTAGGGTTTCGCGGGCATATCATGCGAAACCAGGTAAAGCGCATCAGTGGGTGGTTCAAACTGAACGTTGTCCCATGCCACCGGTACACCCTCACTGTCTGCCCACGTTCCCAGTACCGCCTCAAACGCCGTTGTGATGTCCGGTATCATTTTTAACCTCGCTTACTGCTTCACTGAAGAACTGCTGGAACTCAGCGGCGGTGATACGCACCATTCCACCCGGAGCCTGTTTCGAGTGCCCCATTTCCAGGCGGTATGCGTAGGGGACGTTGTTACAGAAGAAGATGTCGCTCATGCCCACTTTGAAAAGCGACAGCGCGGCCACGCCTGCGGCAATCGTCATATTGCCGCTTTTGTCGATGCGCCCCGTTTCTTCGGTGGTACGGTTATCAAACGACACCTGCCAGTTGCCGCGAAAGCGACCGCCGGTATAGCCGGGCGGCGACTTAACGTCCATGCCGTCATTTACCCGCGCCGCTTTCCTGAGCCGTCCGGTTTTTGTGAGGTTTGCCGGGTTGGCCATCTGCGCCTGGTTGTGCTCGGCAACCGCGTTGTTGTAGGCGACCGCTGTCTGGTTAATGACCCACAATTCGGGATTACCGACGGGCGACATCTGCACCAGCCGCGTCAGTATTTTGATACCGACAGCCCGCACCACTGCCTCCTGGTTGGCCTTTGCCTTATCGACAAATGCCGTGATGGCCGCCGTGAACGCGTTGTTATCGCCCATGCTAAGCCCTCAGCTGCGCACGGTAACACAGCAGCAGCCTGCCAGGCTTAACCGGGTTTGGCTTCTCAATGCGGTACCACTTGCCATCCACGTCCACCATATCGCCGGTGCGCAGTTCCGCATCTGCCGTGAACACGATGCGCACATCACCGTTAAGGATTACCGTGCCGTCAATCTCGCCGGGTTTGTAATCCGTGCGCACACCGACGGCGGTAAACGCCTTATCTGGTTCGTGATGCTCAATGCCGCCTGATACCGTCACCGCGCCTTTACGCTTCACCGGATACTCTGCGCCGTTCTCTCTGAGCAGGCGCGTACTGGTGGCTTTCATGCGTGTATAATTGACAGCCACGCTACCCCCTTACCAGCCGAGCCTGGCCTGAACTGACCGCCAGCCCGCGCAGCATATTACTGAGCCACGGAAACGAAGCGGCGCTACGGCTGGTGCCCTGTGCATAACTCACACTCACCGCGCCGGAAACCGACTCCTGTACCACTTCGCCACCAGCATCAAACGACGGCATCAGCTCAATTTCCTGCGCCTCAATGGCAAGGCGGCACTGCGCCTGCAGCAACTGTCGGGGAATGGAAGAATCAGGTAACTCCACACCGTCGGCCTTAACACCACTCCGGGGCCATGGCTGCGGCTGGGAAGAGTCCGTCCGGCAGCCGCGCCAGTTGATGCCCGCGAGGTAATCCATGGCCTGCACCAGCAGGTTTTCGCATTCTTCCGCATTGTCAGGGATGGCATACCCGCGCGCGGCGGCGAACGCCTGCAAGTCGGCAACGCTGGCGTAGCTGTTGAAATCCGGGAGCGTCGGGTTAGTAATGAGCATGCTTACTCCTTCACTTTCCAGCCTTCAGCCTTCCAGTTATCGACTTCTTCAGGGTGCACATCTGCTTCTGAAGGCGCGTCGGGGAACGGGGGGAATTCACACTCCATAACCACCAGCTCTGGCCCATTTTCCTTTTGTCGCCGGGGACTGTTTTGCCCGGGATTCTCTGCTGCAGGCTTTTCTGCTTCACGCTGCGCACGCTGCTCTTTGCTTAACCCAGCCATAATGACCTCCAGTAAAAAGGGGCCGCAGCCCCTGTTTAATTAACCCAGCAGCAGTACTGCATGGGCAGGTTTCACAGACGCCACACCCCACGCCAGACCCACTTCGTAACGTACCTGGCGGTACTGACGGTACAGCGCCACCTGGAAAGTGATGCCGGAAACCGGGTCAGTAACATTCATTACGTCGTCAGCGGAGTCGCCGCCTTTCGGCATGGCCGGCGTACGCGCCGCCAGCAGGAATGCGTTACGATCAAACGCCATGTTTGCCGTGAATGCGCCGCCGACAGTAATCGCGGTATTGTCAGCGAGGTTCTGGCGCAGGCCCGGTGCCGCCAGGGTGATAGTGGTAGCGGTCGCAGCAGCCACAACGTATTTGTTGTCATCCCCTGCAAACGTCACCACACTGCCCTGCGCGATGCCCCCCGTGCCGGTATCAATCGCGATAATGACATCGCCGGCCTGTTTAGCTCCATTCACCAGATAACCCGTACCAGCGCCACCAGAGACACGCTTAATGCCAGCGGAATTATGGAGGTTAAAACCTTCCAGGCGACCGATAACGCCTTCACGCAGCAACTGCTCGCTACCGGATTCGTTCACCTTGAACAGCACCGACTGTTTGCCACGCAGGTTAGCCGTAGCAGAGGAGCCCAGCACCATCTGCAGGTCAGTTGTCGGCGCACCGTTGTCTTCCAGCACCTGACGCGCCAGCGCAGCATCGGACAGATCTTCTTTGATGCCAAACGGCGTGGTGCCGGCAGTGCCGACCGCACGGGATGATGCGTAATAAAGTGCGCCGAGATCCGCATCAACTTCATTCGCCAGCGCGCGAAAAGCCTGCTTAAACTGGTCGGCCAGAATAGCGTTGTACGTACCAGAAGGGCCGATAGCAAGCTGCTCCTCGCCATTCCATTTCACCGGCGCCATCTTGGCTTTAGTGATAGCCACGTTGACGGTACCGATATCCTGATCGCCATCATTCGGCGCGGTCGGACCCGGTGTGATATCGACGGTGGTTGCTTTTGGCGCTACCGGGGAAACCACGTTCTGCCCTTTGGCGGCAGCGTCAGCTTTGGCATCACGCGCAACGGCGGGAATGAACCCCACCTGCTCGCGTGAAACCACATCCAGAGCGGTATAGATAGTCGGGATCAACCCAGTAAGGGTGTTGGACATTTCGTTATTCCTTTAAGGGAGTTAATAAGGGGTGATGGTGAGCTATCCAGCTCTGGCGCCGCGCGCCATCCGGTACGCGGCAAAGAGGATTAATCGACGATGGTTACGCCGTCTTTCAGCGCGCCCTGCTTGCCAGTCATATCCAGCGAGTCGAACGCGGCGCGCTTCATGGTTTTCTGCCCGGCCTGATGCTGGGACTGTTGCGAGCCGCCGCCGCTGGCGCCGGACGCTTTCAGGATATGATCCTTCTGCGGGTACTGCTCTACCAGGTATTCCAGCGCCTCATCAAAATCTGCGAGCTCGCCGGGTTTCGCGCGGGAATAAACCTTATTGCCTTGGCTGTCATAAGCCACAACCTTACCGTCTTCGATTTTGAATGCCTGGCCGAAGCGCGCCTGCACGAAGTCGGCCGGGATTGCCATTTTTTCGGTAATAAATTTGGAGCCGCTGAAGCTCCCGCCGATTTTTGCATCATAGAGCTGGCTTTCCAGCGTCTTGCTGCGTTCATTGGCTTCGTCGAGCTGCGACTGGAATGATTTGGTGATTTCAGCTTTCACCTGGTCAACCGCGCCCGCATCGATAAGCTTTTTCTGGTCGATTTTGGTCATCATTTCCAGCGCTTCGAGCGCTTTCGCCGGATCACTGATGTTGGCGAATGCAGCCAGTTTTGTTTCGGCGGCTTCTTTGGCTTCACGATGGGATTTTGCTTCTCCGTTCAGTGCGGAAATTTTGCCAACGGCCTGCGCCGCATCGAAGCCCAGTTCTTTGCCGTCGTTATGGACGTAAACCGGGAGTCCGTTGCTGTCCAGTACCGCCAGCGTCTGGCCGTTCACTTCTACCGTTTTCAGTTTCATGTGCTTACCTGTTTATCTGGTCATCCGACCGTTGCACCGCGCGCCATCCGGATTGCGGCAATAAAAAAGGCCGCCCGTGGGCAGCCTCCTGGAGAGTTAACAAATTTTCAGTCGTGGCCGTTCATTTCATCCATCCACGCGGCACTTACAAGACCGCCAATCATTCTGGCTTCCGGGGTAGTGCCACCAGCCTTTTGAGCAAGCTCCTCCAGCTTATCTGCGAGATTTTCGGGCCGTGGTTTTGAGTGAAATAAGGCAGTCGCCTGTTTCAGGAACGGGAATTTTTCTTCAGCCATGCGAGCAGCTCCGGATAAATACGCTGGTGGTCATCCTCGCCGCCCAGCATGAATAGCGCAAGGACTTCTGCAAACAGCTCACGACCATTTTCGGATGCGTAGTAACTGACAGGGCGCCACCATCCGGAAGCATAGGCATCGACTGTAATCTTCTCTACCTCTGGCAGGCGCTGGAAATAAAGATGATGCCCCATTTCATGGGTGATTGTACCTGCAACGCTGGGTATTACTGTGTAGTCAAAGTGAACACCCTCCGCGGCGGCAGCGGCAGCATCCGAGATGGTGAGTAGCTTTTCCAGCGGCAGGGTCGATTCGAAATCATAACCAGCCCCGTTCTCCCGGACAGCGTCCCACTCATCAGCCTTAAGCGCCCACCGGGCGATATGAATAGCCCGGCTTTCTTCGTAGTAGGCACCAGCAGCGCTTTTCCGCGCCCCCTGTACTTCACTGAATGAGCTCACCGGCGGCAAACCGAACCGGGTGATAACGTCCTGCATTGCGCCAGCGGTCGCCCGCGCCGCCTCCAGAGATGTACCTTGAGGAAAGCGGATTTTCTCAGCAATGACGCCGCGCATCCCCTTCTCGATCTCCGCCACTGACTGAGCGTCAGACAAAGAAAAGCCGGGAGATTTCCCGGCTTCGTTATCGGTCGAAAGCGCTTTAAGCTGCGCCAGGCTTATCCATTCGCCCTTGTCGGTGTACATATCGCGAAGCTGGATATGTCCGGCACGGTACAGCCTGCCACGCTCCGGCCCCAGTATCTGATCCTGCCGCTGCGGCGACTGGCGGGACAGCCATTCAAGATACGTGGTATCCGCTGGCACCTGTCCGTCCATGCTGGCGCGGCTGCCTTCATCCATTTCGTCGGCATCGATACCCATTTCCCGCCAGGATTTTAGGATCAGCGTTTCGGTGGAGCGACAGCAGAAATGAATGCGGCCCGGCCCCTGCAGGTAGGGAACCTTATGGCCGATGGGCTTGTTGTCCATGGTGTAGCGCAGCCTGTCCCGAACGATGCATAGCGGCGTCGTTTTGTTATCCAGCGTGGAGAGCCACTGCTTGCCCTTCACGATGTCCTCATTGGCCTTCGCAAAGCTGGTGCGGGCTGTCGCCGCCAGATGATTTACTGCCGTTTTGGTGATGCTGGCGGCATTCGCCCGGCTCATTTGCAGCGCACCGTCCTGATAGCCCTTGTTGGCATGCCCGCGCACCTGCCGCGCAATGGTTTCAGTAGCATCCCCCAGCAGATAGCCGCGCCGCACCGTATTGGTGATGCGTGCCATACGGTCAGCCTCCAGATTGTCGGCCCATTCGCTGAGCAGGCGTCCCTGAAAGGGCTGCGCCATTGCGGCAGCATGCACCATATCCGGCGTAACGCCCTGCAGCGGAAAACGCGTTTTGACGCCCTGCGGCAGTAAAGAATCAAACAGGCTCAGCTGATACCCGGTTTCATGCTCCGCCAGTTGCAGCAGTTCATCCGCCAGACTGGACTGCATGCCCGCCACCGCCTGGTGGTTTAATTCGCGCACGCTGCCGAGCAGACTTTCCAGCCGGTTAACCGTGAACTGGCTGCCGGGCAAACTATCCATCGCCACCAGCAGGCGCGCCGTGATTTCTGCGTCGCTGTCGTTCAGCAGCTTAACCATGCGATTCGCAACTCCGGTGCTGTAGCGGCTGATCCAGAGCGTATGCGCTATCGCTTCATCCCGTAGCCTGTCATTGACTGTTGCCATTGCCGCCGCCTGTGAATGTCGGGTCCTGATTGTTGAGCTCGTCGATCACGTCTTCGGGCTTCGCGTCCGGGTCGATGATCCGGAGTGACTGGAGCGCGCGCACCGCATCAATACGGCGGATATCGCCGCCCTGTCGCAGCGACTGAACCGCCAGCGCAGCAGGCGCGTTGATAGTCTGCTCCGATACATCAAGTTCAGTGCGCACGTCCACGTTTCCGCCATCCGTCAGACCAAGCCATTCAGCCATTATTTGCAGGATGTTATCGAGCGCGTCTTCGAGAGAGTTCGCCATGGTGTAAAGCGGCGAATTCTCCTGCATTTTCTCCTCACCAGTCTGTTCAACGGACTTTGTGGAAGTATTCTCGTTACGCAGCAGTTTCGCGCCCGCCTGGCGCATCTGGTTTTCCAGGTCTTCCAGTGAGGTTTTCCCGGCACCGATTGCAGATCCAGTGTGTTCGACGTACTCCATACCCTGCCGTTCGCGGTTTTCAAACTGCGTTGCGGAGGAAGAGCCTATTGTCAGCTCCTGCCCGTTCTCCAGACCGTACACCACCAGCAGCGGAACCCGGGCGACGTGCAGGATGTTGTCCTGCTCGGACTGCGACTGCCAGTGCTTGATGTTCAGCAGCGCGAGATTCAGGAGCGGCGGCGAACCGCGCATAAAGCCAGTACGTTTCGTGTAAAGCGTCACCAGAGGAATATCGTTACGGGACGTGGTCCACTCTTCATGAATCTGCCAGGTTTCTTCGACGCCCTCACTTTTTTTGCGCCGGTATATCTCAACCTTGCCCGGCATGATGTGACGGATCTGCTCAACTTTGGTCTGCCCGTAGTCCTCGCCATCAACGATAACCACTTCCTTGATGCGCAGGTCAGTCAGTACCACCTTTCCGCCGACGGTTTTCGACTTCCAGCCAATAACCTGCCGGGGGTTCAGCATCGTCACATACGGGCGGGCGCCGCTGGCCTGTTCGTCAGCTTTCGTCCTGATCTCTTCCGGATTTACACGCGGATAGTCCACCAGCGCATGCGCCAGACCATACTGAAATGCGAGACCAAAGAAAGCCTGAGCCCAGACATCAAGCCGCATGCCTTCGAGATCGATATTCGGGGTGAGTTCTCTAATCGGATCCGGCGTTGTTTCGCTCAGCACCACCGGTTCAGCAAAGACGCGCCCGATGTTCTGATTAATGGTTTCTTCGTAGGCTGGCAACAGCGTGGCGACAGCAAGGCGCTTTTTGTAATCCTCTTTGTCTTCGTTCGGCCAGCGGGGCAGGTAGGCTTCACCAAGCTGGCGCATATAGAGCGTGCCGCCCATCAGCGCGTCGTTGATGTCCCACGCCTGGACCATGTTGTTGTAATCAAGGTTGGGTGTCGAAATATCTGGCATGGTTACATCCGAAGTTTGGTTACTTTGCCGGTTGGCCTGATAATCGGGAACTGCTTCACAATGAAATAGCCGCCCGCATCGTTGGGATGGTCGTTGTCGGACTTCTTATCCGGCTCGCCCGTTTTTTCGTCCCACACCTGCTGCTCCAGCGATTCGGTATAAACAGGGCACCGCTTCACGTTCACTCTGTAGCGACGCTCGCCATTGCCGTTGCAGAACATGGCGTTCATGGAGTTAACGCGGTCTTTAATCGGTGGGTTACTGGCGTTCACCACCACGTTAAAGCCTGCCTGTTTAAGCTGGGCAATATCCGTGGCGCTGGCATTGCTGGATTTGCGGGAGTCACCGGAAGCATCCGGATAAACGTAGATTTCACGTACTTTGCGGTAATCGTTGCCGTCATACAGCCAGAACCGCTCTTTGATGATGCGGATGATATCCGGCGTATCGTAGCCGTTAATAATTTCAGTCACCGCGCACGGAAGGCCCAGGCGTAGCACGTGAACGATCCCGGCCATCTTCCCGACGTTGAAATCCATGCCGATATAAAGCGGCTCGCCGGGCTGCTCCACTTCTTCGCAGTTATTCAGCCTGCGGTCGAACTGGTGGTAAATGGTCCCGCTCTTCAGGTTGGTGAACTGCCCACGCAGGTAAGCCTTAATCAGCTCCTGCGGATAGCTCGCCAGCAGCGAGGGAATGTAATCGTCCGGCAGGTTCTTTTCGTTATCAAACGTGGAGGCCTGCACAAGCCCGTACAGGGACGCCAGCTCCGGTTTATCGCGTACCGCCTTAACAAACTGCTGGTAAACGAACTTGAATCCCTCCGGCGTTGTGGTGACGTCAATACCGTTACGCAGGCCATCTACCTTGTAACGCATACGGGCAATGATTTTTCGCCAGGCCTGCTGCGCTTTGGCGGCGGCCATTACGTCCAGTTCATCCACCAGCGCGTTACCGATTTTGAAGCCAACAATCGTGGACGGTTTCTCCATCGATCTGCAGATGGTGGTTCCCCGGTATTGTCGCCCTGCGTAGAAATGGACCTCTTTGTTGCTCTCGTTGATTTTGACCTTCAGGCCCCAGTCAAACGCCACTTCCTCAACCGTCGGGTAGAAGATGTCACGGATCTGCGGATAGGTCGGAGCGAAATAGCCCTGGTTGATTCTGGGGTGTTCCCACATCCCCTTGCAGATGCCGCCGCAGCCTACCCACGTCTTACCGGAGCCGAAGCCCGCCACGTAAGCCTTGAATTTATGCGGCATAGCCAGAAACTGCGCCTGCGGCACATTAAGGGTCGGCGATATCCCCGTCATCATCATTCCTTACGCGCGCATCCGCGACATTGATATTGATCGCCACAGGTAACGGCACGTCGTCTTCCGGGTCAGCGGCCAGCTCTTTGCGGAGCTTTTCAATCTCCAGTTGCCTGCGCTCAATTTCGATTTGCTGAAGCTGCTGGGCAAACTCACTGTCTGCCAGCCCAAGCCGCTTCATTACTGCTTCGTACATGCGCTCTCGGCTGATGGCGGTTATCTCAACGCCGTGTTTGCCTAGCTTCAGACCTGAATATGCCAGACGGGACACAGGAGGAAGTTTTCGGGTATCCGGGAAGTAAGGTTGTCCGATGCCATCACCGTTACAACGCGGGCATGTCGGGTTTGGCTCACGGTTATGGTCGTAGCCGTAACCACCAGCGTCCTCTGGCTCCCGGCTTTTCTTCTCAACAGACTTAAGTCGCTGCTCTTCAAACTCCACCATGTCGCGCCACTGATAATGATGACCGAAGCCCCAGCAGTAGCGGCAGCATCCCCGACGGTACTGCGACAGATCGTTAGCGTCGAAGGTGGCCAGTTGCCACATCTGCGCCAGCACTTCATCTGCGCTGGCCAGCGTGCGCACCAGAGAAGCTTTCTGTTGCTGCTTGATGGCTTGTGCAACTGAAGTTTTCTGAAGAAGCTGATAACCAATCTGCTCAGCAGTCTTTACGCTATAGCCTGCACGAATGGCGGCCTGCGTGGCATTGCGGTCTTTAAGGTATTCCGCAACAAAGAGACGTTGTTGAATAGTCATTCCGTCACTTTCTACCAGCGCATCAGCACTCTTTTCTTTCTGCGCATTGCGCACATTTTTCTGCGCAGATTTTTGCGCACTTTGCGCAGCAGGCTTTTTGATATAACGACGGGCGGTTGCGTAATTCAGTCCCTGCGCTTCACACCAGTCTTTTGGGGAAATGCCGGTTTTGGCATGCTCGGACAGGAACCGTTGCTGAAGCTCGCCCCAGTTCGGTTTTGCCATGTTCTGTTTCCTGAGTTAAAGCAATCACCTGGCTTACCATCTGCAGGCACTGAAAAGGCTATAAAAAAGCCACCCGGAGGTGGCTTCGACTATTTATATTTTTCAATGAGTGGAAGTGCTTCAGCTAATAGCAGCTTTCTTGATTCGTAGGCTGCGTCTTTAGTTTGTCCGTACAACTTTACTTGAGCAATGAATTCGGCGAGGTTTTGTTCGTACGGCTCGTTCTTCCATAATTTCATATGCTCTAGCGCTTCTTTGATAAATGCTTCAAGCGCCCCCTCTTCAAGCTTTCCAGAATGCTTTTTTACTGACAGTTGGCTAAATACTGTTGAGTAGTGGCCAGGCAGACCCGTTCTGTTTAGTGACATGCAAAACCCTTACTGTGAAATGACATATTAAATAATAATTGAACTCATGTGCCATTCACAGCACGGCTGGTCATCATGTTTTCTCACATGAACATCCATACTCGTAACTTATGGGATCAGCGCCCCCCGAACTGCAATCCGCCCGGCTTCAGCGCGTTGCGGATGGTATCAGACAGAGCCTGATCGATACCCCGCTGAAGACTGACCACATCGGATTCCCGTTCAGCAGACAGCGCGTTTAACTGAGCCACCAGCGACTGGAAGACGTCACTGTTACACACGGCATCAATAACGGCTTGGCGCATGTCATCGCTAAGGCATGTTTTTGATGCGATTGCACGCCCGAAAAAAACATAGGCGTTATCTTTTAAGGTGAAAGCTTTGGAGTCCGGTAAATCTTCGGCATTTTTCATCAGGCGGTCATCTGACTGGCTTTTGAAGTCGTCATTATGGCCAGTCGTGATGCCGCCACCGATACTGGCGTTATGGATTGTTCCCGGCTGGATATACGCCTCTTTGATGTAGTTCTTTCCTACCTGAACGCTAAATGCTTCAAACGCTCGGGTCAGCTTATTGATCACTTGCATGACTTCCTGGAGCTCGCTGGCTTCAGTTTTGACGCCAGCATTCAAGTTGTAAGTGCTCTTCTGCAATGAATCAGGCTCACCCGCAATATGCGCCTCTCCTGATTTATTCAGGTGCCAGCCCGTTTCGGAATTTTGCGCATCGCTATTATCTGATGCGTTACGAAAGAAGCCATCAATGCGGTTGAGATAGTCACTGGCATCAGTGGATGAAACACCATCAAGCCAGTCGCTGGATCGCCAGTTACGGGATTTACCGTTTTTATTCACCAGCCGCAATCGTACCTGCAAGCGTTCGCCTGCCTTCAGTCCGCCGATTAGCTTTCCAGTACACGGCCATGGAATAAATTCTTTATCCAGCCGGCCATCAGCGAACAAACACTGCAATTCAAGACGGTTACCCCAGAAACTTCCATCAGGCCATTTCCAGTGAACCTTTACACCCCATAGCGCGGGTGATACTCCCTTGACGGGAAGATCTAAGCATTCGGACATTTTGGTTTCCTTTAGACGTGAGCCTGTCGCACGGCAAAGCCGTCGAAAGTTAACGGCTTGCCCAGGCTCACAGCTGAAAGACTTTCTTCGATGTGCGCGTGCGATGCGCATAAAAAAACTGCCGGGGGTGGCAGTTGAATATCACTAAATTACCAGGTTTTCTATGGCGTTAACCGCTTCGAGTATGAGAAAAATCCCATGCCAAATCCTTGCAATTTGCTTACATTAGTAACGTAACGAATATGCATTTGCATGCTCTAAGCAACAGACTGGATTTCATGTTGCTCAGAGTTTTTTTCTTTTAATCCCTGATGTCAATCTCTCATGCGGTAACAGTTTCCCGTGAAACCTATAACTGGTACTCCACCAGTTTAAGATAGGCGGCAAGCGCCTCTGCGGACGAAACATATCTGTCTGACGCAACATGGATCGCAACCACGCTCCCGTTAGGTAGCGTAAACATTGCAACCCTGACAGGAAGCTTCAGTGCATTACCCTTCTCACGCATATATGTCATCCATTCAGTACCGGCAGGTATCTGAATCAGTTCAACTGGTTTTTTTCCAATAAAAAAAAGTGCATTCACCATGGTTGCTTTTCCTGTATGCCCGGGCGCACAGCATATATGAATCCGGCAGATCGCACCCCGTACAAACGAAACATGGTAAAGATTAGGCTAAAAATTTAAATTTGTTCCGGCAGATCCACACCTGTCTGTCTGGTTCAGAGCGCGAAGTGGCAGGTTCCGCCAGGATAACTCCTCAACTTAACTTACTGACTTGCAACGTTTACAACAGGAGCCATACTGATAATGCCTGCCGAACCGGGAAGCCATCTCCGTGGCTGCCCTTGTTCTTTGAGAAGATGATGTGTTTGCACTATCTCCTTCGCCTCCTGTTGGAGGCTTTTTTTATATTTTTTGCTGCGTTGATGTTGTGAGGCACCAGCCAGCCTTTGCATAAACTGCACTGCTGACCGTAAATAACCCGACCGGGTGCTTCCTTTAAAGTATTTCTTGCAGGCTGGTGCAATATAGATATATTTCACGATCCCTGAACCAGAAAGGCATTTTATATGAAACACTTAATCGCTGATTTAATCGAAAAGATTGCTGATCAGGAAGCATCCAAAAAAGAATCCCTTGCCCGGCTGGATGCCCTGAAAATTGTTGTCACGGCTTTGTTCGCTAAGCTTGACTCGCAAACAAAAGATGCCATTCGGGAACACATCACCGATGCCTTTGAGAAATTAGCTGAGGAAAATTCATCAGACCTGGCCGATCTGGAACGACTGAAAGAAGCCACATCTGACTTACTGAGCCGAAAAATAGTTCTGCCGTCGTTCCCTGCCGAAACGGTGAGCTCACGGGATCCCCGCTGATAAAGCACGGTAAACTCTTTTTTAATTCAGGCACTGTGCCCTGATGTAGTCCTGCAAATACTTCAGGGCTTTCTGGTCGCGGATGATTCCGGAACGGATACCGAGAATGTTTCGTCCAGCAACGTCAGAGAGTTCGACGGTTCCTGCATCGCCCACGCTGCCGGTGGAGGTGGTGTAATCCTGGACGGGACACTTTCCTTTGACGCGCACCCGGCCACCATTATCGAGACGCTTACGCAGAGCATCATTTTCAGCATTCGCATCAGCAAGCTCCTTTGTGTATTTCGCATCAAGTGCCGCAACGTCTCGCTGGCGCACCTGCATGTCGGTGATGGTGGCATTCGCCAGACTGAGCGCCTGCGCTTTCTCGTCACGCTGCTTTTTGTACTCAATGGCGTTGTCACGGTACCGGTTTACCAGAAAGGCCAGCGCCCCAGTAAGAACCAGCACCACCAGCGGAAACCAGTACTTCCTCAGCAGCACCTGGATCATAACAATGCCGCTCGTGCACGTTTGTAACGCTGACGGCGGTCTTCAATGCCGTTCTGACCGCCATTAATAATCTGCGTGACGCGGGCCAGGTCGCCGGAATAAAGCAGGCATCCGCTGGTGGCAAAGAACCATGCCGCTGAACGCGCCGCGTTAACGTCCTGCTCCAGCAGCTCAGGGCTGGTGACCAGATCGAGTTTCAGCGCGGCGCCGCAGCGTCGGTAATTATCCTGGCCGGTGATCTGAATCAGGCCACGACCGCGATATTTCCAGCCGTCGCCCGCCGCTTTGTTGCCCAGGCGTTTGCTGTAAACCAGATTGGCAATGGCGCGCTGGCGTTCCAGCGGTAACACCTTTTCATAAGAACGGCGGCCCAGCGTGTTAGCCTGGTCCTGAGTAAGCCGCCCGGTGCGGATGAAACCCGCGAGACCTGCCACGCTGTAATTCATGCTTTCCACCAGCCGGGTGAAGCCAACAGATTCATGCCCGGTCTGAGCGATAAACATCGCCTGGTCAGTCGGTGCAGTGATGCCGAATTCTTTCATGGCAGCATCAATGTGCGGAAACCAGCGCGCAGCTAATCCGGCGCTTATACCAGCCGCCTGCTGAAATTGTGATTGTTTCATTCCGGCCTCAGAACATGGAAGATTCGCGCGACGTTGCCCCGGGCGCGGAACACGGCGGCGCAGATGATTAAGTTGATGGCGACAGTTGCCCAGTGGGTATGCAGATATGAATCGAACAGGTACCGGAACGGTACCGACGCATACGCCAGAATTATCAGGTAGGCCAACCATGACGCCCACGGGTTATGTCGCCCGCCAGGCTTACGGAACATCATCAGGCGCAGAACAATGGCGGCACACGCCACCACGTTCGTCACCACCAGCGGATCGTTAGTTACCATTGGTTCCCCCTCTCCAGCGTGCCAGCAGCTTTAGCGGGTCCTGTTCACTGAAAAACGTCAGCGTCTTGATTGCCACGGCAGACAGCATTACCGCGCCGAGCGCGTCCAGCGGTTTATCGGCATAGCCGGTTATGCTCGCCAGCCACGAGCCCACCAGCCCGGAGCCATACACGCCAGCAAAATAAGACACAACGAAATACGCGGAACGGCGAAAAATCGTCAGGTCGGCAGCGGTGGCCACGTAGAAAACAGCTCCGGCAAACGCGCCGAACACAACGCCGTAATCCGTGCCGGTAAGCAGTCCATAAATGCTGGCGCCGGTCAGCGCGCTACCGGCGGCTGCGGTACCGGAAAAAGGTTCGGACATTACGCCCCCTCTTGTGTGTGAGTCCTCTCAGAAGTGAGGGGAAATAAAAAAGGCCCACCGAAGTGAGCCTTAATGCGGATATCGTGACGCAGTAATTGCGGAGCCGAGCCCTGTTGGGAATGAGCATGAGTCTTTTGCTTCGGATCCACAGGCAAAAAAAGACCTGCTCGGACGAACAGGTCATATCAGGAAGAACATCTCTCGACGGTGCCGGGTGCCTCCCGGTGAAACGCTGACTGGATGCAGCGCTTCGCATGCTGTTGCAATTACAGAGTATCCAGTAATGCCCCTCCGCTCAGGGGGATTCGCCATCATTTTTTCATTTTTATGACTGTCAAAGAATGCTCTTTAATCGTAATGTCCGCATTGGTGATTTCAACACTTTCAGCTCAGATTTAGTCACTCTGTAATCACGCTCACAAAAATAGCTGGAAACCTGAAGCTTATTACAGAACATTTTTCACAGGCACCTTCGGGTGCCTTTTCTCCGGGCCCAAAAAAACCCGTTCAGAGACGGGTTAATTTTGTGCAGGCGCTATATCCCACAATTTGAAGCATACAGGACAAGTTCGGACAAAATCAAGCCCTATGTAGCGAAATAGCTAAATATTGTCTTTATCATCACGAAAACCGGTAGCTTCCTGAAACGCCCTGTCGGCCTGTCTTTCACCTATCTGGCAAATATCCACCAACATCTCGTAAAAAGGCTTCCAGTTTCGGGTCCAAGTCCTGACGTGCAGATCGGGCACTTTTTTAATGATCGCTTTATACGCTACTGTAGACGGTACCGATGAATATCCGTTGCCTCCGCAACGTTCACACGTCTTGTACACCGGCGCGCCATGTTCCTGGGTAGCTTTGCGATCGAGCACTTCGCCCTTCCCCCCGCACCGGCAGCGGGCCTTCAACTCACCCTTTCCATTACAGGCAAGGCATACGCGCTTAACCAGTTCATATTTAATTTGAGGAGGCACGATTTCGACTTGATCAGAATTGATAATGCCCGGATGTTTAATGACTTCTTCCATTTGTGAAGTAAGTCCAGTGCCGGAACAACTTTGACAAGTCACGCTAGTAGCCGCAGAACGCGAATACTCAGCAAAGGCAAATTGCGCCAGCACCAGCATACAGCTACCGAATTGGCCACCAGCTGCCTTACGGACATTTTTAGGGGCAGCGTCCATTGCGTGACGCGCCAGCGCCTGAACCGCCAGTTGCACGTCTGTTTTACTGATACCCGCTTTACCGAAGAAAGCCGCAAGCCCAAACCGAGCCCTGTTGCTGGTGGTGCCGATAGCCGCCATGACGTCAGTACCGGTGATCCGCTCAGGTGAGGTGCCTTTCACATTGTCGCTGATATGCATTCCCTGAGGGGAAAAGTGTTTCAGTGCTGCTTCCAGTTTCATTATTCACACTCCCCAACCAGATTAAAAATGACCGCCTCGCCCTCGCTCTCCATGTACTCGCCTTTTCCGCTTGCCATAAATCATCTGCATACTTCCACGGCTTCAGCACGCGTTACAGGCGGGATGGTTGACAGCAATTTTTCCAGATAAAACTCGCGGTCATATACAGATTGACGATGCTCGGAATAACCAAATTCATAGCCAAGCTCTTTACCTGCGGCATTGCGCACCTGATAGAGCCAGTCCCAGTAAACAAACTCGCGAACAGTGTCAGAAAGGGTGCGCGGCTCTGGCAGAACGTCACGGTAGCCATCAACATACACGCGGCGCTGGTAGTCAATTTCGACCATACGTCCACCGCCAATGTGCCCGGCTCCCAGTTCTTCAGTGGTCCAGCCCCAGTGATGATCATCGATAAATTTCGTTGATGACTTAATCATGCGTTCAGCTTCTACATCATTGAATGCTGTTTCGTAGCTGCCGAATTGCGCTCGGACTGCTGCCGCTTTTTTGATGTTCTCCCGCGCAGCCTCAATCGCCCGTGCCGGGTTATCCATGCCGATCGTACCGAATGCAACCTGGAACGGATCGGCCCCGCTCGCCAGCAGGTAACTTGAGTACCGTTTCTCAGCCTCTTTCGGGCTGATCTTAATTTTCTTCAGCGCGGCTTCAGCAGCGTCCAGATGTGCTGGTTCGTTCAGCCGGATAACCTCCAGTACCCAGAGATAAGCGTCAGTCTGCTTATGTCCGGTGATTTTTCGTTGTTCAGGCAGCGGCTTGATATTTGCCAGGGTGGTGCTGTGCGCTGCCGTCGGGATAGTGAAAAGTGCTTTATGTTTTGTGTTATCTGTACGCATTATGCAGCTGCCTTTTTCAAAAATGTCATCTCGCGAACCTGATCGCCGTTGACCAGTAGATCGTTAAAATCCCCGTTGTCGCACCAGCGCACACTAACCTTTTCAATGTCATTTTTTGCCAGCAAGTTAGCGTTGGCACATACGAACGCCGCCGCATGGCCTGTTGCTGAATGGGGGTCCATGTCGGCAAAAATGATGAGATGCCGGACGCCAGCTGGGGCGCGAAACTTTTTCATAAAGCCGCTGTTCAGCGTTGCCCAGGTATTGCAGCCGTATAGCTGTACACCGGATAAAGCCGTTTCAATACCTTCCGCAATACCCAGCGTGGACGCGACGGGAAACATCCTCACCGCGACAGACTGGGCGTGATCCAGATAGGAGTCCTCCTGTAACGAGTAAAGGCGTTTCTGCCCGTCGCCCATCGGTGCTTTTTTATCGCCGTCGAGATAGGTCCGGTGCAGGTAACACAGCTCACCCCGGTTATCTGTTGCAAGTGAATACAACGACTGATATACGCGGCCCTGATAGCGCTCCTTCGGACAAAAACGTACTGCTTCAGCCGGTAGCTTTGTGATCCCCCGGGTCAGAAGGTATTGCGCCGCGCTGGTGCCGCGAGGACCTTCCAGCTTTGAAAATTTGCTCACCACCCGCTGGCGCAGGCTGGTGGCCGTGGTGTTGATCGGCGTTGCACGATGCCGGTAATCATTACCAAGCAGGGCGTCGATTTCCCGGCAGACTTCAGCAAATGATCTCCCCTGGGTCTGAACGACAAGACTGATACCGTTGCCGCTGCCACATTTGCAAATCCACGTACCATTTCCGTCCTGGTCATCAATGCGGAAACTTCCCCGCATGGCGCAAAGCGGACACTCACCCTTGAAGTGACGCCCTCCGGTAACTGGCGGGAGTCCGTAGTGTTCAAAAATCTCCGGCCATCGGCCTTTTGCTGCTTCAGTGGTTTTCACGTTCTTTCTCCCGCGTTCCTACGTAATTGCTCAAACTGCTTTTTTGTGCTGATGATCCTGCTGGTCGGACAGCCATCAGGAATGGTTGTCAGTTGCTGAGCCTGCTCATTAGTTAGGTTGTGAGCGATGGCCGTCCGTTGTACCTTTCGCTTCTCCTGCGCTTTTGCCCAGGCGATTTGTTTATGGCGGATGTAATTGCTTACCTCCGGAGTGATCTCCATCGGGAAGTCGCTCAGTCCGTTTGGCCACTCGCCAAATTTGTCCCGGAAGGTATGAAGGCACCACCCGTTACTGACGGGTTTGCCGGTTGACGCGCGCTGGCGCTGGTAAAACTTAATCTGGCTCCACCAGGCCTGTTTGGTGCTTTTCGTTGCAACGAAAGAGCCTTTGGAAAGCTTTTTGATTTTCCGTGAGGTATCGGTGTCCACGTCGGAACCGGCCAGAGGTTTAAAGCCGCACTTCGGGCAAACGTAAACGCCAGCCGGCTTCATGAAGTGACATTCGGGACACTCTTTGGGGATTTTTTCGGCGCGCTCTTCCGCTGCCCGAGCTGCCGCCTCCTTCATGCCATCACAGGAGTCCAGCAGAACGTCATATTCGATAGCATCGGGAAAGCCCAGGCGATGAACGGTTCCGCTGTGATCGAAGATCAGACAGGTATCTTTACCCGGCGCAGTGCGTAGACCGCGACCGATACACTGTATCCACCGTATTTCTGATTTAGTGGGTCGGGCATAGATGATGCAGCGCACATCACTGTCGAACCCCGCAACCAGCACGCCCACGGACACCAGGATTTTTGTCGCACCGGTTTCAAAGCGGTGGATCATGACCTGACGCTGGTCATGGGGCGTTTCCGCTGTCATGACTTCAGCGTTTACCCCGGCTTTGTTGAACTGGATGGTGACGAAATTAGCGTGGGCCACGTTTACGCAAAAGGCGATAGTGGGAAGGTCGCGCCCGTTCTCAAGCCAGTTACTTACAATGTCGCCCACCAGATCAGAGCCGCTCATAATTTCTGCCAGTTGGGTTTCGTTGTAGTCCCTGCCAAAATCGGACGCGGACATCTTCACGCCCTTTAAATCTGGAGTCGTTGGCGCATAGAATTCAAACGAGCTGAGGTCGCCGCGTTTAATCAATTCGCTGATCGTGGTGGGCTTAATCAAACGCTGATAGTAATTGCCAAGGAACGAGGAAAAAGGCGTACCGGAAAGCCCGATAACCTTAACGTCCGTTTCGCTGGCAAGGCGTTTAATCTCTTTCAGGATGGTGCGCTTGCGGAGATGGGCTTCATCGATAATCAGCAAATTGATATTGTCGGGAAAATCACGGCGGATCAGGGTGTCGGCGCTGGCAATCTGGATCAGGCGCGCAGGGTCGACTTCTCCCTTGTCGGCTTCAGCCCAGACCAGGCCAATTTCATCAGGTTTCAGACCGTAACTCACAAAACGGCTGGCAGTCTGGCGCAGCAAAACAGTATACGGAGCGACAAAAAGCACCCGCATCCCACGGTTGACAAAGCCATCAGTGATGAAAGCGGCTAGGCCTGTCTTACCGCTGCCGGTGGGTGCGTACACCATGAAGGAATTCTGTGACTTCCACTCACGACGCAGCATATTAAGTGCCCGGTCCTGTGCAAAATTTGGTGTGATTGTCAGCATCTGCCGCCCCTAACTCTGTGCCTGTAAGTGAGCCTGAACTTTTCCAGGAGAAACCCACCTGCCCGCTTTAATGTTCAGCCGTCTAAATGGCTGTTCCGTTTTTTTTGGAGGGGAGTACTGCTTACAGAGATCTACTTAACCTATGTACCCTTCTCTTGGAAAAGGACGCTATACCTGCCCCTTCTCCCAACTCCCCCCTTACCCCCCTCTTCCCTCTTCCCCACTTTTGCTGGGATTTAGACATCCAGACACCTTTAAGTCCGAACACCTGATGAGGTGGTCATCATTGACCGAATGAGGGGGGCTTTTCTGTGTAACCCTGTAAAGCCCGGTGATATTTTCTTACGTACTCCCGTAGACGGATGTTTGCTTCGTGTCTCGCTTTGTTCTCTTTTCTAAAACTCACGGTCTCGCTATTCAAAAACTCCTCGTAAACTTCTCCGTAACGAGCAATTGCTTTTTGTCTGGCCGATGGTGGTAAGGTCGAAAGCTGCTCCTGAATCCACTCTTCATCCCCTTTGCTGTATCTTTGAGGCATGGAATCGCTGTTAACTTGCATGATTGCTAGGTAGCAGTTCAGGCCAGATTTTTTGCCAATTTCCAGGACTCAATGATTTACGCGTTACTTTGCCACCGCTGTGAATCTCAATTTGCGCGCAAATTTCTGGTCCTATAGGTTTCCCTGTGCTCATGACTTTTCGCAGGTAATTGAGGGTTGTTCCGCAACGTTGCGCAAAAACCTTTTTTTCATCAGGCGTTAGAGTCGCCATGTAGTGTTTTAAAGTTTCCATAATTGACCTCTGTACAAACATCAGGATTGATATTACCCGCAGGTATCAAGATAATCAATACCCATAGGGTATTTACCAGCGGGTAACAAAGGTTAAAATGAGTGTTATGGACAAATACGAAAAACGTCGTTTACGACTCATCCAATTGAGGGATGATTACTGTGATGGAAACGCCTCAAAACTCGCGAGAAAGATCGAGCGAGAGCCTTCCTACGTTCTAAGAATGCTTTGGCCCGAGGGCAAAGCCGGTAGAAAACGCATTGCCGACGACATGATTGAAGTAATCGAAAAATCGTTTGGCTTACCACGGGGATGGATGGATGGCATCAGCCAGGAAAAAACGAACGTCGAATTAGTTCAGCAACCAAATCCAGGGAAGAGATATCCAGTGATCAGTTGGGTAAGCGCAGGAGCTTGGGCGGAAGCAATAGAACCGTACACCCTCAATGATGTCGAAGAGTGGTGTGAATCAGATGCGCATGTTGAAGGTGAAGGTTTTTGGCTCCGAATAAAAGGCGATTCCATGACCTCCCCAGTGGGCATGAGCATTCCAGAAGGAATGATGGTTCTATTTGATACAGGTCGCGAGGCTAAGCACGGCAGTCTTGTACTTGCTAAGCTAATCGATGCCAATGAGGCTACTTTCAAAAAACTGGTCGTCGATGGTGGTGATCATTTCTTGAAACCACTCAACCCCTCTTACCCCCTCATTCCCATAAACGGGAATTGTAAGATTCTTGGTGTGGCCGTAGAGGCAAGAATAAAAATAATTTGATAAAACCCGCTACGGCGGGTTTTTTATTACCTTTAAAATCAAATCGATAAAAAAAATCACTAAAATTATTACCTGTAGGTGTTGACGATTGTTATTACCCGCAGGTATGCTCACATCATTGGCAAACAACTGGTTCACCGATATGAGCAATTTAACCCCAACCCAGCCTTTCGATATTCATAACAAATTAAAAGCTAATTCTTCGCACTGGGATTACTTACATGCCGCGGAGCCCTGGCAAGGTGATTATGCTTTTCAGCTTATGACTGACCATTCAAATGACGAATTAGAATATGCATTATATCGCCGCATAGAAGGTGATTATTTCTGTTTGATCGACTTCTTCAAAAGCTATAGCGAAGCATGTGATGAAGCGAAAGAAATTATAAATACCGTCCCCAGTTACAAAGCGATAATTATTAGTTAATCACCAAAAAATAATATTACAGCTTAACTGCTGGGAATAATCTCACCTCAAGGAAATTAAAATGATTAAATTTAATAAAAGAAAAAAATTAGCCTTACACAGACTACCATTTATTGGCGGTAAGTCTAAATCCGGTTTCGGAATCAGCTTTTGGAACGTGCCATCAACAGGCGGCTACTCTGGAGGATGCATTACGGGAGTTGCATTGGCATGGATCTGGCTTAAGCATCTAGAAAATGAAGCAAGGCAAGGCGAGGGAAATACGCCATTCACTATTTCCCGCATAGTTAGTGAACTAAGTGATCTAAGTGAAAATGATTCATTGAAAGGGCAGATGATAGGATTCTTCGAAATCATCGAGATTGTTCTTTTTAAATTAATTTCCGATTCCAGAATTCATTTTACGAAAGACGAAAAAAAACTTATTGAACAAGCTAATGCGGGATTGAAAGGTATAACAAAGGGAACTAACGATGAGATTTATTAAAGATGTGGCGACTTACAAATTAGTGCTTATATACATGAACTGTGGTTACGAAGTGTTTGCGAATCTTTATTTACGCAAAGCATATGGGAGATAACCATGCCGAAGCGACAGGACATACAAGATATAACAATCACAACAGAGCATCTTTACGCGTTGCTGGAGGTGCTGTCTCAACAATATAAAGCCATTGAATCTTATCAAATGGAGAACCTCATAGAGTTAGCTTACGCACTATCTGCAAAGGTTAATTCATGGGCAGTTAAGGAAGAAAAAATAGTTCTTGAAATTGAGGAGCAACAGCGTAATGGAAAACGTAATTGACTTATATCGCCGTCGGATCGCTCATGCTGCATTAAACAGACTCAAAAATAAAACTTCAGGAAACTTCCTGATTGTGAATCTCCCGAATGGTGTGATCGAAACGGTGGAAATCACTGAATCTGTAATGTCTCAGTTATTGAAAAGATTTGAGCTGCTTGCTCGGGGAGAATTCAACAATCGAAAAGAAACCGAATCATTTATTAAATCAACTTACCAGAATGCTATTGGCATAAATAGAAACTCTGAATACCTGACAGAATCAGGGAAATTAATCATCGATGATCTATTTAAAGAGGTCACCGATTACGTGAAACAAAAACATTTAAGCGGGGGTGTCTAGTGAAAGAGTTTACTCAGGAGCAATTGCGAGCGGCGGGACTTCGCTGCGTATGTCCAGTGGATCTGCACGTTACACCAGAGTTTACCGGGCGCGTCGTCGTTCACCTTAAGGACGGGCGAGCAATTTGTGACTACCGACTTACCACGGACGATCACATCACCACCCTTCAGGGGTTTATCGAACTGGCCCGTGAAGCTGGCTGGCGTATCACCCCGCCAAAAGAGGTGATGCGATGACACTGACAGCTATACGCGTACCCGAATGGGTACATGCTCAGGCTATTAACGGTCTTCGGCGTTACCGCCAGCGCCGGGTTGTGCCGTGTCGTATCCAGTGCGGAAACCTCAGTCTGAGGGTCAACCGCCGCTGGCGCCTTCTTTCACGCGACGGCGGCGAGAACTGGCACGTTTTATCGCACGAGTCATACAACAAATTGAAGGACCGGAAATGAAAAACGATGAAAGCACGAACGTAAAGGAACTGGTTGAGCGACTGAGGGAAATTCAGAAGCAATCCGACATAACGATTCCTAGCTGGATGCTTGATGAAAATCGTTATGGGAAGGGTGAGCTGACAGATGAAGAACAACATGAGTGGGCCGAAACCATCGTCCCGCCCATGCGCCGCACGGTCGCCCTGCTCTATCTCATCAGCTGCGAAAATCGCTGGGGGTTAAAGGCGGGCGAATACCAGTTTAAAACCGGGGAGTTTGCTTTCGGCTTGACGCGGGAACTCATCGAAAATCTGCTTGTTGAGCATGTAGAAGGCGCGTTGATCGAACACAAGCCCATGGAACGGTATCTGGCCGTGTTCCAGTTCTACAGTGCCGATTTTCAGAGCCTAAAAGAAGACGGTAATTCGTGGTTTACAGCCTTTCTCGACGAGATGTTTGCGGATCTTGCAAATCGCCTTCGCGCTGGCGAAGCCGCACCAGTTCAGCACATTTTGCATTGAGGATAATGACGATGAACACAGTAACCATCAATAACAAACAGCTCCCGGCAGTCGAATATCGCGGTCAGCGTGTTGTGACGCTGGCGATTATTGATGAAGTCCACCAGCGCCCGGAAGGAACCGCTCGAGCAGCGTTCAACCGCAATCGTGAGCATTTTATCGCTGGCGTAGATTACGAAGAATTAGGTTCGGACGTATTACGTACGGACCTCCCTGAGGGGACATTCTCGAAATTTGCACCTTCCGGCATTGTTCTTTTTGAGTCCGGTTATCTGATGCTGACAAAGCCATTTAATGACCCGTTGTCTTGGCAGGTGCAGCGCGAACTGGTTAAGAGTTACTTCCGTACTCGCGAGCAGCTGACTGAAATCGAGATGATCGCCGCAATGGCCGCCGACGCCGTGCGACAGCATAAGCGCCTGAACCAGGTCGAAGAACAGATCGAAGCGGTCACAGAGACAGTGGAGAACATCAAGCGCGGCAACATGCGGGCCGGTTATGTCGGTTACCGCCAGGCAGTAGCAAAAAGTGGATTATCTGACGCGAAGTGCCGGAACCTGGTTAACGCCTATCGCATCCCTACGGATACGCACGAGTTTATGACGCCTGACGGCCTGCTGTCACGTCGTGCGATTATTGAGCTTGAGCCGTTCATGAAGGCTTTCCACCAGATGATGAGCGAAGCGGAGCCGCGCGGTACACGCTGGTTCCATCCCAAAATGGGTTTATTTCAGGCGATTGGGTGGGACTTAAAATGATGAACACAGTATTTTTATTACTTGCAGAATTTGGAACAACAACGATCCCTCTGGCGGACGTATCGGAAAAATACTTCGGGCTCAAACCGTCGACCGCAGAAAAGAAAGCGTCCATGGGGGAATTTGCGTTACCAACCTTTCGCGCCTCTGATAGCCAGAAAGCACCACGCATGATCCACGTTCAGGATCTGGCGGAACACCTCGATAAGCAACGACAAAAAGGCATCGAATTATTCAATCAGATGCAAAGTGGCAGTTAAACAAAGCAATTTTCAAAAAATAAAAATGTCCCGGATTATGGTTTTTATTAACTTATTCCGGGATTTTTTTTGGATAACTCAGCACCCCAATAGCACCCCATAATTATATAAGTGATTGTTTTACTCAAAAAAAGCCCCAGCAACATGCCGGGGCCTGGTACGAGCAAACATCATATTGGGCGACATGATGTGCGGTAAAAAAACGTTTCGTA